AACAATTCTTTTTTACACCACATACAATAGCCACAGATAAACTCTCTGTTTTTGCTCTTGTTCCAAGTCTTTTTTCGCAACTAACATCTCCATCTTCTTCTTGCTTGTCTTAATCTTGAGTTAGGATCTTTAGCAGCTTTAGGAAATCTTTTCATTTGACCTGCTGATCTTGCACAAAAAGATTTACGTCTAGCTTTCTCTCTTGCAGTTAATCCTGTTTTTTTGGTTACAGCAGTTTTAAGTTTTGATCCAGGGTTTTCTCTTCGGTATCTTGCAACACCAGCTTTAGTCATACCTGCACCAGACTTAGTGGACCTGTAATACTTCTTTGTTCTTGGTGGTTGTTTATCTCTTCTTCTCATTAATCACTCTTTGATATACTTATTATCTTACCATCTTTTACAACAGCATTTACTTTAAGGCATTGAAAACTAGCATTGTTTGTAGACCTCATGCTTATTCTTTTTCTTTTTAAACATTCAGATATTGATGGCATTAATAAATGTTCTTTTAACTCAGGTGGATTACCTAGATACATCATTAGAGCTATAACCATTTCCATTTTCTCTTACCTTATCTTTTAATTTTTCTACATCATCACGTAATCTTTCAATATCTTTTATCATTCTTTGAATGTTTACGCCATTGTGCATCATTTCATCTACACGCACTATAGTCTTTTCTAGGTCAGATGCCAATGATTCTTGTATTAAAAATTGTTCTTGGTCTACAGGTTTTTGGTCAGATGCTTTGAGTAAATCAGATTGCATAAGCTCACGACTTGTCTCTAAAGATGTAAGTCTAGCAGTAAGTTCTGTGTAAGCAAATATACCTGCTGATACAGCTACAATAATACCAATCATATTTTTGATTGGCATTGCAACAGATGTATTTTCGCTTACTTTCATTACATACCACCTCTGTTCTTACGTTTGTAAGATCGTTTCTTATGTTTATTCATACTGCTCATCTTCACTCGACCACCACCAATGCTAGTTCTTTTTGGTATTCTTTCGTGAGGTATTTTTTCTACGTTGAACTTTTTTCT